GGGAAAAAAGCGTTTTTTTTCTGGGTCCACTATATATATATACTATAGCTCCGTGGCTCCTTTGGCTCCGGGGTCCAAATTTTTTTTCATTGAAATTTTTTGGCTCCAGCAAAAAAGTAGTACCCTCAAATCAGGGTTAGCTTTTTTTTCAAATTATTTTGACGTGCTCGCTTCGCTCGCTTCGATTGTTTAACCAATCTCCTTTTTCCGCTTCGCTCGGATGAGGGTGGCTATAACCGCATCACTTACTCGCTTCGCTCGGTCTCCGCAGGCTCCGACTGAGTAGATCCCGAAGGTCATTTAGGTGTAACCATCCGATGGTTGGCATCACGCCTCGGAGAATGGCATTTGTTATTTTATTGAGAACAAATTCAAGCCATGTTAGCGATATCCCACTCGTCATAGGGATCTTGTGCGGCCCACTCCTGCTCCGTATCATCAGGCACTCGGCCTTCATCCAGCTCATCGCAGCGCAGCTCGTAGTTCTCACGAGCTTCCTCAGCAGCAACAAAAGCAGCTTCATCATCAACAGACGTAGCAAAGGGATCAACAGGGGTAGCAGGCAAGGTGCTTGCTTGAGAGAAAGTGCGCGGCAGAGGCATTGCAGCAGCATGCTCAGAAAGAATTTGGCGCACAGAGGTGAGGTGATTAGTATCAGCATCAATTTGCATGATAGACCAGCGATCAGCAGAGATATGTTGTTGCTTAGGCAGATGATTAGCAAACACAACAATATGAGGAGGGTCCATCAGGACCATCTTCGTTTCATACTTCGTATTGATGAAGAGCCCATCCTTGATCGACTCCATTGCAGAGTAGAGATCGAGCTCGGACAGAGAAGCAGGCTTAGCACGAGTGAGGTTCCACACGTAGACTTTACGACCAGGCATTTTGCTGACGAGGTTGAGGGCATCGGCAGAATTAGCGAAGCCAAGCACGACAGCATCCTCTCTGAAGACGAGGTATTTAGCGAACTTTGTTTTACCGCGGTTGCCGATTGGATCGTACACCCAGAACATGGTGCGATCGTCAGGGTCAGCGCGCAAGTTGAGCAGCATTTGTTTTTGCCATGGGAGAAAGCGCTCCTCAGGCCACAGGTCAGCGCCCATGTATATTTTTTTATCGCCCCAAGGGCCAGCAACACGAGTATCTTGCTTCATGCAATAGGCAGCAAGGGCTTCGCGGCCATTAGTAGAGGCAGCTTGAATCTCGACACCGTTGAGAGTGGAGTTAGCAGCAATAGCCATTGCTTTAGGGCGTTTTTTAACTTTGGCATGAAAGTAGCCTTGATAGTGGGCATTATCGCCCGTGTCCTCAGCTTGGAACACGAACTTATCAGCATGCAGACGCATATACGTTTGAAGCAGCAGCAGGTTGGCAGATGTATGCTCACTCGTCCACCTCAGCATGAAGTGGAATACTTGAACCTCTCGAGAGGGACAAGGAGATGCTTTTTTTGAACCACTCATAGCTGGTTGTCACTTGTTGAAAAGTGAGAGAATTAGGCTTGCTCAGTGCAATTTAGTGAGTACCCCAGGATTGTCGTAAACGTAGTTCACGGGGTACTCTAGTGCATCACGCAGGTACCTTTAAGAATCACTAAGTGATATATTTATGTGATTCACACTTTGGGATGTCCCTCCCCAGAATGATGATTCATGCATTTTTTAATTCTAGATCTGGATGTCCCGAATTAATTTTTCACACTTCAGCAGAAAAAGTTCCGCCTTTTAATTTCTGTAATGTTGCCACAAAATTCAGGGTCACAAGGACTTCAATCATTAAGTTGTAATGAAAGTCTCGACTTGAACTCCTGGTTTGGATGTCTGACGAACATCCGCAGGAGGGAAGGTGCTTTGACTGACATTGGGTAGATCCAGCTGTTCAATAGCACCGCCAGCATCATACGTCATCTTTTGCACAACAGTGTGCTGGGTATAAATTTGAGCCGGGCCAATAGCAAACAGGCCGACATTCAGATTCGAAAACACCATGCGCCCTTGGATTTGCTTAATCAAGAAGTGAGCTCCCCACTCAGGGTTCACTTGGGTCTCCGTAGTCAGCGCATCAAAGATCTTCGGATCATAGGTGAATGGAGGACTAGTGTACCTCATTGTACACTCCTGCCCAGGGGCAAGCACAGTTTTCTTTGTTGCCACAATCTTGTACAATTCATTGAACAAGGGAGAATCAGTCAGGTAAACACCAGGGTGCAGTTCGGCACTAGGGGTATTCGTAACAAACGGTAAACCCTGAATAAAGGCCGCTTCAGGGGTAAAGGCTGTAGCTTCTTTGGGAACAACAATGTAGGCGCGAAGCAACACGTCCTGTTGATTGAGGTTGCGCATTGTATACTTCGAACTCACACCATCAGGGAAGTAAAACTCCCTCTGGTACACACCAACGTTCCCATTGTAGAAAGTGCGAACACTAGGATCGCCAGCTTTATCGACGAACTGAATCGAGTCGATGAAATCACGAACATCAGTTTGCACATAGGCGACAGTGCCAAACTTGCATTGCCCGAAGGCAGAAGTAAGGGTAGACAGGCTTATCAGCCGGGCCGTCTTTTTTCCAGTAGTGGCATCAACAACTTTCGCAACGCGGGTCAGCTTGTGCGTAACCCGCTTCAGTTGACGTTTGACGGGAGTACGTCTTGAGTACATCGCATGGCGAGGAGTAGTTCTTTTACCTCGCGCATAACGAGGACGAGATCCATAAGTACGTCGCTTATATCCTCGAGCTCCATATCGCTTTCGGGTTCGGGCTCCGTATCGGCGTCCGAAGGGCATTTCTGATCGGAGGACGAAATGATAATACGGTTACGCAAATCCAACGGGTTGCTGCGTAACGGACGAATATTGGAAGGCCAGACAGAACCAGCACTAAGCATAGGCAGGTTCTATATATGTAAGACATTTTAGGCGCTACGCTGGAATACCGTTCTAAAATGTCAGTCTCAATGAAATATGAGGGGGAAAAAAGCGTTTTTTTTCTGGGTCCACTATATATATATACTATAGCTCCGTGGCTCCTTTGGCTCCGGGGTCCAAATTTTTTTTCATTGAAATTTTTTGGCTCCAGCAAAAAAGTAGTACCCTCAAATCAGGGTTAGCTTT